TGTAAAGTATATCGAGCTTTCCTCGATATCTAATGTATCACCCTTGATCTAACTTGTCAAGGGTATTTTGTTGTTGTATCGCGTTTGTATGGGCCACGACAAACCCAAAGTCTTTTCCGTGCTCAGTTTCATAAATAGCATATGACACGTTGCGAAAAGCATTTCTTGGCTTTTGCTTTAGTGTGTCTACAATGCGCTTATGAAGCCCTCCGTCGGTCTCAAGTTTTTCCTTATTTATACATAAATAATAACACAGTTGGCGAGGGGTGTCAAGGTCAAAAAGCCATTTTTCTTGAATACTTTTGGTCTCCAAAATGCCAATTGTGCGGATGCGTGCTGCATCTAAAGGTGGTGCCACAATGCCAATTTCGGGCTCATTGTGGGCGAAATAATTGAGATAATGAACGGTAGAGGCAATAGAGCCATTAAGGTGGTCATAGAACTTCTTAATCGGTACGCGCTGCAGGGCTTCTTCTAGATTCTTGTTGGACAGCAGCGTGATAGAGTTGAAAGCACCAGATCTGGCATACTCCTGCAGAATCCCGAAAGCGGCGCGCTCCATCAAGCGGGGAGTGCCAGTTAAAAGGGTCGTATCGGGCTTAATATAATATAGATCAATTTTCTTGTCCTTAATCTGTTCTAGAATCCCTAGGGTATAATTGGAGCTATATGAGGATCCTATCACAAACACCTGAACATGATCGTCAATTTTAGAAAAAAACTTTTTTAAGTCAGGGATATTGCTCTCATATTCTTCAGGAGAAGAGAACGACTTTAGGCGGCGCCTACGTCCCGCAGATTTTTCAATTTTATCATTCAGCAAGTATACGTTATATTGCGAAAACTCAAGAAATTTTCCAGCAACTGCTGAGGCGCCGTTGCCAATTCCAACTATCGATATCATATTGTTAATGTCTTCAGGTCATAATAATCTTTGCCGGCCTTTAAGTTGACCATGAAGTGCCCCAATCGGTTGTTGGCAAATAGATCCCTAATTTCCACTATCAGGTCCCTTTCGTCGTCTGAAAAATCAATGACGATTTCATCATGAACGATGTGAGAAACAAACGATGCTCTCCCTTCCAAAAAATTGTCAATTGCAATTGCGCGCTCAATTACCAAATCAGCAGTGGTGCTCTGGATAATATAATTGAACGCTCTACGGCGATCGACCTGAATATCCCTCCCGAATATAGTATTAATATAATCACCATCGTAGTGCCTGTCAAGTACTTTTTGACGATCATAGTAATTTGTCCGGATAGCGCGCGAATCAGGATTATAAAGCCATGCAAAGAACAGGGTTTTCGCCTCTTCTCTCACAAGGGTGCTTTCTTCAAACACATGACGCATATTCCATTCGTGAATATCAATTGGCGGCTGTGTCTGTTCCGACAATGCCAGCACTGTTCGTGCTTCGGCCCCATTGTAATCTAATGACAAGAACCAATCATTCCGGGGCTTAATAACTCTACGTAATTCTCTCTTCATCGTGAGGATGGGCAACGAGCCCGGGTGGGTCGATAGGCGCCCCGTGACGGTCCCAAAGAGGTTATAATCTATATGATGATTTCCGTTGACGATCTTGTTGGCGCCGGCAAGCAGACTGTGGCTTCTAAAGTGGTGGCGCCAGTCCTTGCGCTCTAAAAGCAAATCTCGGTGCTTTATCTTATAGAGCAATTTGGCCGCATCATTCAAATAATCATAGTTCTCGGGTTTTTCATAATTTTCAAAAATATGTTCGGTAATTTGATTTTTAACCTCGCAAAACTCAACCAAAGCATCATCAGGCACAAGGTCAAAAAAGCAATGTTCGCGTAAATCCAATTTGGCGATTGTGAATGCTTTCTTGTATGCTGTGAGCTTCTTGAAAACTCGCTCCCAGGTGCCCTGTAGGCGCTCGGGGCAGGCTTCAGAAATGCTTTTGCCATGGCAATAAATCCAGGCATACTCAACCTCGTCGGATTCGATAGAGCCCGTATATTTCCATGTTTTGCTTAGATCTGGCGGAATCTTATCAAAATATAAATTACCATTGGCGTAGACCCCCACACACTCCTGTTTGTCATCGAGAGTTTGAAAAAGCAATATTACTCCATTTCGTCTAAATTGGCTGTTTCTCTAATCATAGCACGACTAGTCACGTCTGTCAAGGACCCGGAGTAATCATAGGTCTTATTTATTATGGTCTCGAATCTTTCTACGGCGCGCTGTGCTGCGTCCATTCGAGAGAAATCCTTTAATGTGTGATAAAGACGATATAAATCCAGCGCCTCCGCCACAATTCTTTTTTGCTGATTTAGAGCAAGTGAGTGCTCTTCTTCTGCAAACCTCATGTCGAAATATAACTCTAAAAAAAACTCTTCTGGGTATCTGTGTGTGAGGACCTCCTGCGTGTACGACTCTGGGGTAATCGTCTCCACCAGAGCTTTGCCCGTATTCTCACAATACTCCGTTTGCAGGTATTGCTTGGGCTTAAGCTTGTTATAATTCCGCAACAAATAAGATTTAAATCCAGCATAAAATCGAGCAGTGCCAGGCCTATACCCCAGAGTTAAAATTTCCTCTGTGCTGTTTGCTCCGTATGCTCTCGCATATTCCAACATTGGCTGTGACGCTATGTCTGCAACCATTCGCCATGGAGAGTTCCTGTCGACGGAAAAACCATAGGTACGACAAGCATTTAGGTAAAAAGACCAATTTGGACTATTAACAAATAAATCAATTTTTTCTTGATCATTTGCATGATTTAAATCTGCTATCTCCACTACCAGGCCTGTAACCGTCATAGGGCAGCGCCAGCTTTTAATATATGCCGGAAGGGTAAACGGGAAATTAGGCGCCATTTTATGAATCATTTGGCGGTAGTACAATAGAAACTCATCAAAAGTACGGAAAGTAATATTATTTGCCACAGAATGGGCTGACAGCACTGTTTCAAGCTTGATTGAATGTTGGTAATATAATTGTTGTGGATTCTCGTATGCCTTGGCTGGGACGATTTCGCTTAGGTATTTTTCATTGGGGCGGATTTGGCGCGCCAAAACACTTTTTTGAAATTGTAGTTGTAAATCTTTAAATGCGTCTGCGGCAAACGAGGCTAAGCGAAAGCCGCTGAGCTTAGATGGTCGTGAAGCTATGTCTTTCAGGGGGAGTATCCGATCATTTAATATTATGGGAACATATTTCCTATCAACACGCCCATACAGGCGTTTTTCTGCGAACCCAAAGTCCACTAGATTTTGATTGCCATCTCTATAATACTGATCGTTGTTGGCGTCTTGAAAATAGATGGCGCGCTTAAAAAACAATGCTATCGTGCTTTCATCGTTTCCTTCTGCGTAATCATCTGACATGTCGATATTCTCCCTTATCAGCCTACAAGCGCCGGCTTCTCAACTGCGCACTTACTCGGCCGTGGGCCGGCATAAGGACGCTGATCATTGGGATCCCCCAGTTCGGCCACCCATTTGGCTATGATGGTAGTGTTAAACTCTCCCGCGGCCAACTTGTTTTCTGTTCTTATCACCATATAATAACCCCCGATACCATAGCGCGTCAATAAAAATCTATCAATTACAACATCCGCGCCATTACGATCTTTAAATGTATACCGGCCCTGGGTGCCCTTATTTTTGGGTGCAAACCCTCGCGGATCAATGTAAATATAAGTTCCTGGCACAATGTTGGGAGAACCATAACACTCAATAGTGGCATCATACGTTTCTCTAAGCTGTGCTAACCCGTCATAGCCCTCCTGCTCAAAGCGCACTTCTTTCAACCCTGGCGAATCTGTGCGCGTAAGCTTGATTGTCTTCACAAGTCCGTCGGGCTTACCAATCATATAGTGAAAAATACCACTGGCAGCGTCTTGGGCTTTATTTCCCTGCATTCTTTCTGTGGGTTGTGTTCGGCCGGCATAGTAAATCAAATAGTTATACTCAAGGGCCGGATCGCGCTTGTTAATCGGCATATCGCGAACACCCATCACATTTAATATTCCGCTTGTGCGGCCTGGATCGAACTTCTGCTTGTCGACGAGCATCCGCGAGAGATTCTTGGCTCCCGTTTTGCTTTTGCGCTGGGCCAATATGTATTCGGTAATTTCATCGTAGGTAGCTTTTTGCCACGCATAGCTGGTCACTACCGACTGGAACACTCTTGTCTTTTGTTTAATGTTGATATCATAACACGTGTCATTGTTGAGGAAGATGCGAACGAGACCATTAAACAAATCGTTTAAAAAGTTGGGCAACGTGTAAACCGTCACGTCTTTGCTGAGCACTTTTTGCGTAAGCCAATCCATAAAATAAGAAACCGATATGGGAACATCTCCCAAGTTGGTGTCCCTAACGGCGCCTGTTTTAAAATCAAACAACTCCATGGGGCCCAATAGCACGCGGAAGTGTTTAAAATTAAATTTCAACCGATGAAGTCGTTCCAGTTCCACAACCCTAAGAGCTTCCCAGTGTTCTTTGGCGTTATCTAATTCGGAGGGTGGGTCTTTTTCTTTAGTTAGCGCGTCAATTAACTTATCTAAACTTAATTCAATGTTTTCTAACACAATATCCACCAAGTCGCTTACATAAAAAAACGAGACATATTCTGTTTGGCTCATATTGGCAATTGGAGTTTGGCTGAGATCTTTTCCGTCTTTGAATTGTTTATAAGTGGCGTCGAGGGCATCCTTAAAATCCCTCTTGATCTTGTCGCTGTCGGCAACATTTCCAAATTGTGGTTTATCGCTGAGCAAGGGAATATCATAATAAGGGCCTTTCTCATTAAACACCGCAAGATCAGATCTCGGAATAGGCACGAACATGATCTTGTCTCTTTTCAAGAGGTGTCCCAGAACAGTGCTTAGATTCTCTTTTTTCTCCTTTTCTACTTTTTGCGCTTCCTTTTCTTTTAAGTCTCTGGCGGCTTCGGGGGTGCACCCCTCGTTCCATGCGGCTACTTTCATTTTTCGCTTCATGGACTCGATATGGTTTTTGTGATTGGCGAAAATATTAAAGCTTGGCTGATCAAAGAAATCCTCAGTATAAGCCAAATAATTAATTGTAAACACCACGCGACCCAGATCGTCAATGTCAAATTCATGAATTGTAGGAGTCAAATTTAAAGTAAAAAAAGAGTTATACACCGCTTTTTGAAGCGGCGTTCCAGCGCTCTTGATATCGCTGCCGGCGGCCTTGCCACCCTCCCAGCGTCCTATAGGCATTTGCCAACCAACCACGACTCTTAGGCGAAAATTCAATTTAGTGACATTGGCCACGATAGCATCTGCTGTTTGATTGCTACGCTCCAAAAATTCTTGCAAATTGCCACCTGTTTTAAGAGCAAGATCGGCATATCGCCAACCACCACGATCAACCAAAAGATCATCAAAAGAGCTTGCAAAAATAACGAGTTTAGCTTTGATGCTTTTTTTAACTGCAAATGGATTGCTGCCTTCATATGAAAAATTGAAGCTTTTAAGGCCAACACCAAACCCCCGCTTGTCTTGGTTTTTAAATATGTTTTCTAAGTCGTTGGTTGAATCATAATGAGTATCAAACGTGATGGGCAGCACACCTTCGGAAGCGCCCTGTTTGACTGATACAACTTTGAACAAGCTAATTTTAGGTGCAAGCTGAGACAAATATGAATTAGGAATATCCAACAAAGTTGCGTAATTGCTATCTTGTGTTAATATGTTGATGAATCCCCAAGGATTTCCTTGCGCCATCAAGCAAGCATTTCCTACCGTGGGGGGCAGCGGAGGGGCTCCGCCGTCGGGGTCCGGGTCGGAGAACCCTTCGGGGATGGCCGATTCCACATAAGGAAGCTTTTTAGCTATGCGCTTGTGGTCACCATACGGATCTTCTAGATAGTTGATCTTATATTGCGCTAATTTATATATATTAGACAGGAGTAGGCACTGCTCTTTAAAAGGCCGCGTAATGGCGGCGCCGGCTTGTGCTGGGGTGAGTACCTTCGCGGCCATGTCGGCGAACAAATTCAGACTCAGCGCTGCGTTCATCTTCAGGTCGAGCCACTTTTCTTTGAGCGCGTGTCGATCCTTTAATTTCTCGATGCAGGTCTTTCCATACTTCTTAAGGCATTCTGTGTCATCTATATATTTGTTGTTTATATTGAGCTGAAGGAGATTGTGCAAGCGTTCTGCCGCCTTGGCATTCCTGTCCATCAGGGCTTGCCAACTCTTCTGGAGTTCCAGCAGCTGATCAACCGCCAGCCGCGTATTGGAGAGGTGGGCCTCCATATTGGTCACTTGCTCTTCGAGATATGCAAGACTCTGGACACCGTCGCCAGCGTGGACGGCTAGCCAGCCGAGGTGGGCATCGTCCGGAGTGGGAATGCCGCCGGCGGGTTTGTCAGCTTTGACGGCCTTAACCAGCTGCTTGACGGCGTTCAAATCTTGTTCGGCTGTCGTTAGCTGTTTATTTAAGGTGGTGGCGGACTTGGTGATAATCTCCATATTCTTCTGATTTTTATGAAGTTCTTTCGTATTTAGAAGTTCTTTGTATATCCCCGTGAAACTTTCTGAGCCGGCCGAAGTCGCAATACTTCCTATGCGCGGAATCCAGGCCGGCTGTGGATCGCGGCGCTGATAAAAGCTATCTATTGCCGGTTTGCCAACTTTTTGAAAAAGTTGTTTGAATTGATTATCTTTGTTTTCGACAAGGCCAACATACCCCAGGCTGTTCGTGTCTACCTGTTCCCCAAATTGAGCACCTCCGGAACCAACTAAGTCCTCATTCACCAGCGCATCAATAGCTTCGCCGATTTTGGCGCAATTATCCGTCAGCCACGTGGAAACATTACTTCCGTGGTCGCCTAGATCGTCTGTGGTAAATTCACACTTCTTAGTCATATTATTAATACCCCAATGCTTCTAGGATCTCTGCTAAATTAGTAGGAATGTCAATTAGGGCCCCGGGAGCAATGTCGCCCTCGGTTGGGTAGCCATTATACCAAGCGATTACCCACCAATATGTTGGATCGTTGTAATATTCAGCTGATATTTTCCAAAAATGATCTCCCAGTTTCCAAATGTAAGAATCTACAGTCAGCAACATGCGTTGCAGCTGGCCCGGGTTTACCAATCGAGGAGTTGCATATTGACGAATGTTCTTTTGGTTTTGTCTTTTGCTTCTCAGAAAGCGATAATATTCGCTGTCATTGTCTAAAATTTCTGTATGTATATATCGTCCCATTGTTTACCTCCCTCTGGTCATTAATTGCCATTAATCGCCGACAAAATCTTGCACTTTTTTGCCTTTTTGGCCTTTGTAGCCCTCCAGACCTGCGCCGGTCTGGGCTGAAGCAAGATATTCATAGTTGGCCCAGTTCTTGGCGAGGTACTTTTCGTCACGCGAGAGGCCTGTCATGTCGCCAGTTTGGGAGGCTCTATTGGCTGCATCCAGGTTGTCGACCTTGTTCAGGCGGTCGTGGTAGGCCTTCAGCCACTCTTTATCCTTGTTAAAGCGCGCCTGAGCAAATGCAACCCCATAGCGACGATCAGCGTTTTGGCGCGCCTGCTCGTTTCGAGCTTGCTCATCGGGAGAAACGTTCTTGTCTGGGTCGGGCGTGGTGTCATCTCCAAGTCGAATTCCGTACGGAAATGCTTCGGCGCCGAATGATGGAGTATTCTTACCGTCTTCTTGGATCCACCCCAGTGTGGCTTCGTGAATTGCGACAAAATCCAGATTTAATTCTATCATTTTGGGAAGAATCGTATTGGCGCCCTTGGCAATGACACCCATATCTGCATTTTCTAAATTGTGGGCTATGTTTAAGTTCGTGATCACTCCCAACAGACCCCTATCCGCATCTGAAGTCGAAACGTAGCTTTCATACAGTTTGTTGTTTGGTAGCGCGGGATTGGGCGGGGGTGAAGATCCATCTACATCAGAACGCTGCGCAAGGTTCATCACCTTGAGGCGCACAAGAGGATTTTGAGTCAATGTGGTCGCCGCGTTGCGTGTTGTATAGTTGGGATACAAAAACTGAACAAGCTGTTGCACTCGTCCTAGCTGTTCGTATGCCTCGCCTGCTGTTGCCGCAGGAATGATAAGCCCCAAGGATATCCTTCTGGATGTTTGCTTGAAGTGCTGGATGGGATCTGACCGCCCAAATACTGTTTCGGATACCCAGTCGCTACTATATGATTCATTAAAAGCAGAGATGAACGCCTTGAAAAAGACCGCTCGGCCGGTGGGTTCGTGCTGAACCGACACCACCATCTCAGAGGTGTTTGCCAACGAGATGGTGGGATCTACATATGATCCCGGCTTTCCCTCATATTTGAAAGCATTGAAATATCCGGCAGGTAGTTTATTTTCGGCCATGGCCTATCTCCTTGGAAAACGTTTTTATCATGCCTGGCCGAACCCTGCTTGCCTGCACTGGCCATCCACCAAAGTAAGTACCTGTTTGCCTAATACCTCGCGATCCACTTTGAGTTCTACCGTAAGGTGATAGGGGGTCTGAGTTGCGCCGGCGCCACCGCCTGCATTTGCAGCCGCCGCCACTGCAGCGGCGGGCCCGCGCAATTTGGCAGATTCGGTAGTTGCGTACGAGGCTTGCGCCATTACTCGCATTGTGGTCTGGAAATCCTTCATTTCAGGCAATAACTCAATTTCGTCACCAATCTCGCGAATGGCAAGCGCAACGAGACCTAGACTGATGGCCGCTGCGCCGGCCGCGGACACGGAGGTTAAGAACTCTGTGATTGGCTCCAAGTCGCTCGTGGGGAAGAGCAACAGGGCTGCCCCGAAGACTACGAGGGCCGCGGCAAACGCCGTCATGCCGGCTGCGGCAACTATGAGAAGCGAGCCGAATATGGCGGTCACGGATATGAGCGCTGCCAGAGCGAGCGCCTTTTTCCAGTCGATGCTCTTAAACATTTCGCCAACCGCGAGGGCCAAGAGCGCCATTCCACCTGCAGCCAGAAATACTCCCGCCCCCAGGGCCACAATTGCGCCGGCAAGTGACCACAGCGCCGGCGTGCCAGGCACCATGGCGGCTACCAGGCCGGTCAGTGCAGGGATCATCAGATAGAACGCTCCCGCCACCAGCCCGATGGCAATTGCGGCTGCCGCGGCTTCCCAGCCCATGCCCTGAAACGAGGTGACCAAATACGCCAGCCCCACGGAGGCAATGGCTATGGAAACACCAATCGCCACAATAACCGCAGCCAATGTCCACAGGCCGCCTGCAACCGATGTTGCGGCGCCTCCTAATAGTTCGATGCCGGCGCCCATTTCTACGGCCGCGCCATTAAATGCAGCGCTGCCGCCGGCGGCCGCGGTGGGCATTGTGACGCCAAACCACGTGCTTAGGAGGCCAAGCTTGTATAAAAGGCCGGCCGCCTTAAAGAAGGCCCAGGCCCAGATGAGCTTTCCCCAGTTCTCAGCTAAGACGACGATGCCCTCGCCTAGTTTAATAACGACGTCGGTAACCATCTGGATTTTATTCGCGATGTCTTCTTGCATTTTCTCATTACCCTGTAATTCGGTAGTCCAATCTTGAATTCTTTTTATAATGTCATTAGCAGTGGGAATTAAGCTCACCATTAAAGCTTTGAATTTTTCGGTGACGGACATGATATCTTGAGATTCTTTCTGAAGACGCTTATAATCAGCGGTATTTTGTCGGGTCGCGCCCGATAGCTTGCTCATATCCCCCGATAACATAAGGGCTAAATCGCCCACGCTGTCGAGGCCAACAGCGTCTTTATAGAAAAGACGCTGGTAATAGGACATTTCGTCAAATGACAATCCAGCGTTTAAAATTGAATCGCGGATCATTTCAAAACGCTCAACTGGATCTGTGGCAGTCATGAGGTCCATGGCATTAACAAAGTTGCCCCCCAATGCTGCGTTCAGTTTTCCGGCCTGTGTTGCGGCGCCTTCGAAAGTGTCAAACTTGTCGACAATATTGAGCAATTTATTGATTTCCAGGCCCGTGGTCTTAGCCACGATGGCCAACTGTTTAAATGCGCGCACACCGTCATCGCCTAATTTAGCAATACCGGTGCCGGCTGCAGCAAAGTCCTTGCCCATCTGAGCGGGAGCCACACCTATCTGTTGTGCAAAATCAGCTAGCTCGCGAGAATTGGCGGCAGCTGCGTGTGTGCTTAGGCCAAACATCTTTGTTTGCGTTTGGACCCCTTGCGCAAAGTCCTCGCTAGACACACCTAATTCTTTGAGAAGAGCACCTGTTTCAATGAGATCGTCGCGCTGGGTTTTTGATATCATGGTAAAGTCCGAATACGTTGTATAGAGGGACTGCATAGTTGCATTTATATCTTCAAGCTCGACTCCGTATTCACGCGTTTGCTCATAAACGCTCGAAATCGAGGACGCATATTCCTTGCCGGCGCCGGTGGCTCGACGGAAGGTGCTTTGAGTTTTGTCAGTCAAGAAGATAAGATTGATAAAGGAGCCGGCAATGGCGGCCAGGGAGCCTCCAACCATGCCACCAATCAAATTGTCTAAAGGCTTCATGTTCTTGTCTGCCAGGCCTCGCACTACCTTGCCTAAAAGGACTATGTTCTTGGCGTTAAAGAACGGGTGTTGGCCATATGCATCAAACATCGAGGCCATGGATGCCCCGAGTTGTTGGCCGGCTTGGGCGCCTTCTTGGATGGCTTTCGTGGTCCCCTTGGCTACTTCAAGGTTCTTTTCCGCTACCTTTAAGTTTTTGACTGCGGTGTCAAACTGCTCTTGCTCCTTGATGCCGATATCCGTAGCGTTGGCTAACTGTTGTTTGGCAATTCTTAGGTTTGTCTCCGCTAAAGTTTTAGCAGTTTCGGCCATTAAGATGCGCTTGTCTTCGGAATCTTTGAGTTTGGCATATTTGCCAAGTTGGCGATCAAGAGCGCCGCTTTCTTCCACCAAGCTTGCAAGGCGGCGTTCGCCCAAATCAAGCAACTCTTTAAGCTGATCTTTTTGATCTTCAGTGAGGCGAATCCCCCGTCGAATCATGTCGAGAAGTTTTTCTTTTAGTTCTATCTGTTCTGGTGTTATGTCATCGGCCACGGAAATTTTCCCTTTTCACTCAGAAATAAATAGTTTGCCTATCAAAAATACTATTTAATGAGTTTTCAGTTTTTTCCTGAACGATATCGCTGTTGTGAAGGCTGATTTTGTGCTGTGAGCGTTTGTGTTTGGCCTTGGCCCTTAGATGCACCTTGCATAGCCTCGTTTTCTTTTTCAATTTGCCTGACGAGACGTTCGACAAACCACGTCCTTAAGCCAACCGGCAGGTTATATGCTTCGGTGAATGACCAACCCCCTGAATACTGCAGGAAGAAAAACTGCTCATACACGTTCTCCATATATTCACCGGTCAGGCCAAAAAAAGTCCGCTGTAAGCGGCACCTCCATGGTCTCTTCATGACCGCACTCTTCGCACTCAAAATGTTGCGACAGATCGACATTGGGGGCTGATAACTTGTAAGCTGCGCGTAGGTGGCGGGAGTCCATAGACGGCAATACATTAATTGCTTGTGAAATGGTGGCCGGATCGGCCTCTCCGTTAATCGAAACGATCATACTGGCTAATTGCGTAGTAATGACGCGATCGGGACCTTTGCGCTTGCGTGTTTGCTCTGCATACGCAGCTAACTTTTTTTCATCACGGCCGGTTAGAAGGCGAAAACCCACCTCAAACCCGCTTCTCGGGAGGGTGGTGGAAAAAGTGCCATCGCCGTGATCGGTGACATCAAGGTCTTCCACATCTTCGCCGCGGTAGACCATACCTTCATTTAAATCAAAAGCATATTTCTGACTATGTGAACAATTGGGGCACGTTACGCCTGTAACATATTCCTGCCCGTATCCCGAAACCCGGGTAGCAACAATAATGGCGTTTCGATCGCCAATGAGCAAATCTTGAGGATTAACGCCCTTGTGGACAATAACACTTTCAATTATGCGGTCTAGTGCAATGCCCTTTTTGAGTAATGCGCGCGAAGTGAGAATATCTTCTTCTTTGGCGGTCATTTGCTTGATTTCAATGCACTCCTGACCATGGAGGGGGTGCCCTTCTGGATAAAATCTTCCTCCCGAGGGCAAATCAACAAATTCTGTCGGAACAACGAACGATAGCGGGCCCGTGGCGGGTGCTGTTTCGGTGTCTTGGAGAATAGTTTGGGGAGGGAGTTTTGCGTCTTTCTGTGTCGAACCTAATCGATTTTTATTTCGTGACAATATACACCTCTATTTTATGTAAATCTATACGTTGAAGAACTCGGTACCACCACCGGCCGCTGCGGAGGCATTGGTCGTCTCAACGCGCGCCCAGTCGTACTTCATGGTTACTGACATCTCAACCAAATCATCTTCGCCGTAGCCCAGATCTCCATACTTCACTTCGGAGATAAATGCGTTCCACAGGGTCCAGGTTTCAATTTGGTTACCGTCGGCGTCAATCTGGGCAATTAGAACTGTTCCGAGTGCACTGGATGATTTGGCCTTAGACATCGTGCCCATACTGTCGGTGCTGGTATCGGTGGGGGGTTTGTACCCTGACAACTGGAGAATATCGGAGAACGTGGCGGTCATATCGGGAGAAACGGGATCAACAAGGGTCAATGTGACATCTTGCCAAGCGACAGAGCCCGGGTAATAAAATGTATGGTTAAGGTACTTGTGCTCCGCAGTATTAATGGTAAATGATGGCTTTGTTACGGTTTTCGCGTACCAGAGGGCGGCGCCGCCGGGATCGGCACTCAGGCCTTGGAACTCCACGGTAAACCTAAACTTTCTTTTAGGATCTTTGTATTCGGCCCCTTCTTCTCCGAAATTTGTTGACCAGAATGGCATTTGTTGGATACTCCTTAGTTGTGTCTGTTTTAATTAGTGTTTAATATGAATATTAGTCGTCAAAAGATGCACCAGTTGAGAGAATCGCGAAATCAATCGCAATATATTCAATAGCGCGCGCAGGCTTGATCATAATCTTAGCATATAAAATGTTGCGATCAATCAAATCTGCTGTGGTGGTGTTCTCGTCAAGAATTAATCGATAATCGGTGATCCCGAAGTCTGTCTTGACATTTGCCAAGAAGGGCTCAATAAGACCCTTAAATCTATTCCAAGTTGCCTGAACATTCTGCTCGAAAAGAACTTTGGTTGATAGGATGGAGATCTGCTTCTTCAAGTAAATCACCAGGCGCCGCACGTTGATTCTATCAAGTGCAGATGCGCGCTCCTGCAAAGTCTTCTGCCCGAACACAACAATTCCCGTGCTGGAGAAGGAGGCAATTGGATTGATACGCGCATCATAAAGTGTGTCACGATTATCTGAGGTGAGGCGCGTGACCACCTTTGTGATCGGAATGCCGGCGGCGCCGTCAGAGAGGGTTGCGCGGTTAAATCCAGCAGGAGCAAACCAGATCTTTGACTTGCGCTCGGAACTTGCCAGAACGCCCATCATGGCTACCGTGGGCGGAACCCACACAAGCTGGCCGGCCGCACCATCTTGTGTTTGAACCCATGGGTAAAAAGCTGCCCCATATGACGAATCAAGACGTCGCGACTTCATGTTGTTGGCAATCTGCCTCGCCGTGTTGGGGAGTCGATTTGATAGGCTGGATTCGTACCCCTCGGATGCGGGCTTATATGCGTTGGCGATGTCAATTAATGCGAGTGCATCGGCTCGGCTCTCGCAAGTATTAATCATGTGCGCCGTAAGAGAGTTGGTGCTTAGGCCCGGTGCCGATAGGACATTCATATCTATGACTTCGGGATCCGCCACCGTATCAATCGCGCGTTTCCAGGTATAAAATACCGAATCATTAATATTGGTTGAAGTGGATGTATCCATTGCTCCGTTCCACAGAGGATCGGGTACTCGAATGTTAAACCCATCAGTTCCGCCCCAGAAAGGAGCAGTAAATTTATTAATTCTGTTATTAAGAAGTGCTTCGTAACCATCATGAAACGTTACGCTACTCTGGTGGGGGCTCGAATTCGATCGTGACCCTGAGCTATAATAAGCACTTGCATACCCCGCGCTCCCTGTGGCAACATCGTCGAGGGTAAAAATGTATGAATAGCCGAGAAGACCCGTGGCCGTCACCACAGATCCTGTACCGGGATCGTACCCATTGGCTAGCTGTGTCCACAACATGCCAAAATCTTTGGCACTAGGGCCATTTTGACTGCTCCCAGAAGTGCGAGTAGTTTGATAGCCAAAATAAGCATCACGATAGCTGCTCATGCCTCCGTCAGATGCTGATTGGCGGAGGCGCACGGATGGGAACTCAAAAGAACATGAAACAGGCAAAGAGGCCGAAAGATTGCCATGGTCGGCGGCCGCAATCCAATTCGGCAATGTGGCGCCAATATTGACGTAGTTGCTACCCGACGCCTGTGTGCCGGCGGAATTGCTTGTATAGCTAGGCGCGGAGAGCAGCTGGGACGTGGGGATCGGGGGGCCTTGATATCCGAAGGGGAGAAGGGCTTCAAGGCCAACTCCACCACCAGAGTCAATTGCGTCGACCACCTGCACCCAAACAAATTTAGAGCGGTTAGGGTACTGGCCATATTCCACAAGACGACGATCGGTATCAGACCATACTTGACGCATATCCCCGATTTGCTTCCCAATATAATTTGGAGAGGCAGGATTGAGATCCAAGCCATCAAAGCGTTCCATGACCTGCACGTTATTGTCTGTGTCGTTAATTGATCGGATAACTACTGAAAATGTTCCGTAGTCGTTAAGGGTGGTCGTAGATTGGCGAATGTTTTCAATAGAAACTTTACAATTTCGACTCAACCACGAGCCATGGCCGCGGCCACGAAGTCGAAATAACCCCTTTGGGCTTGTCTCGGGATTGAAAGCAGTTGGAGTGCCGGTGTCTTGGCTAATAAACCAGCCCGCAACCGCCTCGCGAGAGGCTTGCCCAAGCATGTTAGCTGGGCCTTCGTAATTGGATGAGGCACTCAGTTGGATTCCTGTGATCACACCTACCAGTGTGGTGGCATCGGTAAGATTTTTATCTCTAAGCTCTTGTTCAAAGGATTCTCCAAGCCAATAATCTTTCTTGGCCGAAGTGGGGTAAAAGTCCCCATTCACGCGCAATTGAGGATTTGTGTTAAACTTTTTACGGAGGAAATTAGCGTTTGCATCATTTAAACTAAAGGATATTTTCTCCGGCGTGGATGCATTATTTGATCCGCTGATCACAACGGTAAATATCCCACTCGTATCCGAACAAATGAGGGCCCCGTTAGTGGGACATTGGCTGTCGGTATAGGTCTTCGTCCAATCCGACCATGCGGATGGGCTGTTCGCGGAGGAGGATGCTTCACCCCACAGCGACCCTGAAAGGGCCATACCCCCATTGTCATTATACCAAATAGCGGCCAACTGCATAGCTGTGTTGCCAGTGAAGGGTCCCGCGGATGAGGATTTAGCAACCCAAAGGCCGAAAGCGCCGCCGCCATATGCGCCGGATTGAAACCAATCAGTACGCCAGCCGGCTTTGGACGCGGCAGTTCCGTCTTTATTTGTGTCTTGCTCTCCGAGCACACGCACGTATGTAAGAGGAGCCACATTGGCACCCAAGAAAGCTTTAGCAGCATACGTTCCATACATTGGCGATTGAAGATTAACTGTGTCTCGCGATACATCACCGCCGGCATTGCCGGGGACTGTATCTCCAAATACTTCTACAAATTCTGAGTAGGATTGTACTTTAACAGGCTGTCCGGCTGGGCCGCGGGGCGCGCGGCCAATAATAACGGGCCCAATCGCATCAGCGGATTTTGGCACGAAAGAGTTGTCAATTTCATTAATGAAAACTCCGGGAGATACAAACTTGAAATCTTTTACTGACATTCTTTATTTCCTTATCGTGTTTGTTTTAATTAGTAATTAATAGTGGTATTAGTCGTCAAATGATGCGCCGGTTGAAAGAATTACGAAGTCAATCGCAATATACTCGATGGCGCGGGCTGGCTTGATCATGATCTTGGCATACAAAATGTTGCGGTCAATCAAATCTGCCGTAGTTGTTGATTCATCCAAGATGAGTCGGTAATCGGTGATCCCAAAGTCCGTCTTGACATTCGCCAAGAATGGCTCAATGAGGCCCTTAAATCTATTCCAAGTCGCTTGGACGTTCTGTTCAAAGAGAACCTTAGTAGAGAGAATTGAAATTTGCTTCTTCAAATAAATCACCAATCTCCGGACATTGATTCTGTCAAGTGCAGAGGCGCGCTCTTGAAGCGTCTTTTGGCCGAACACAACAATCCCGCTAGAGGGGAACGAAGCAATCGGGTTAACGCGGGCATCGTAAAGGGTGTCGCGATTCCGCGAAGTAAGGCGCGTAACGACATTCGTAATGGGGATCCCCGCAGCGCCATCAGTCAATCCGCCGCGATTAAATCCAGCAGGAGCAAACCAGATCTTAGCGGAACGCTCAGAGCTAGCCAAAACACCCAACATGGCCACACTGGGTGGTACCCAAAGAAGCTGGCCAGTAGTTGCATCGCGAGTTTGAACCCACGGATAGAAGGTGGCGCCGTAAGAAGAATCTACGCGGCGGGCAATCATGTTGTTTGCAATCTGGATGGGAGTGTAGGGGAGGCGGGCGGCTGGGTCCGACTCGTAGCCCTCAGCGGGCGGCTTATAAGCATTGGAAATATCAATTAATGCCAATGCGTCGGCGCGGCTTTCACACGTGTTAATCATATGACCAGTGAGGGAGTCCAAACCTAGTCCAGGGGCTGCCAACATATTCATATCTATGACTTCGGGATCAGCCACCGTGTCAATGGCGCGTTTCCAAGTAAAATATATCGAATCATTAGTATTCGTCGAAGTTGTGGCGCTCATTCCACTATTATATGTGGGATCGGGTACTCGAATGTTAAACCCATCAGTTCCGCCCCAGAAAGGAGCAGTAAATTTATTAAGATCATTATCCAGAAGATCCGTGTAAGAGCCAAGAGCGGACACACTTCGTCCCGGACCGCTTCCGGCGCGAGAGCCTGACTTATAAAATGCGCTAGCATAGCCACCACTGCCTGTGATGATATCATCCATAGTAAAGATATATGAAAAGGCATCAAGTCCAGTGGTGCTCGATTCGCTTGGATCGTACCCGCTTGCAAGTTGGGTCCACAACATTCCAAAGTCCTTAACACTAGGATCTCCGGAGGTGCTGCCAGAAGCGCGAGTAGTTTGATAGCCAAAGTAAGCGCGCGTATAATTGCTTAAGCCGCCGTTGGATGCAGAATGGCGAAGGCGCACGGAGGGCCACGCCAATGATGCAGTAAGGCCGCCCATCGCAGCGGTGAGTGCCATCGTTTCGCCGGCGGCATTCCAGAAATTGGAAAGAGTTTTTCCAACGTTAGCATATACAGAAGAGCTGGGGGTGTACGTAGCGCCGGCGGGATGATCACCTGCGGCGCCGCTTTGATAATATGTAGGAGTTGTGGGAATCGGGGGGCCTTGATAGCCAAAAGGAACCAGTGCTTCTAGCCCTTCTCCACCGCCATTATCAATGGCCGCGTTAACCTGCACCCAAACAAACTTGGAGCGATTGGGATATTTGCCATACTCCGCAAGACGGCGATCGGATTCGTTCCACTTTTGATAGGTGTCGCCGATTTGCTTTCCAATGTAGTTGGGCGAATTCGGATTAAGATCCAAATTGTCAAAACGCTCCATAACTTGAACATTGTTGTCAGTATCATTAATTGAGCGGATAACAACAGAGAAAGTGCCATAATCACTAATAGTTGTATTTGACTGGCGAATTCTTTCAATAGAAACTTTGCAATTTTTACTTAGCCATTGGCCATGGCCTCGATCGCGAAGACGAAAAAGCTTAGTGGCATTTTCCGCGTTAAATGACGTCGCAGTGCCCGTGTCCTGGCCAATAAACCACCCGGTAACAGCCTCGCGGGTCGCTTGCCCGAGCATGTTGGCGGGGCCCGGCGGGGTGCCCGATGTGGATCCGCTTTCTTGAATTCCCGCGATGATGCCGACCAGAGTGGTGGCGCTGGCCAGGCCACTATCGCGCAATTCTTGCTCAAATGATTCCCCCAGCCAATAATCTTTTTCAGCCGAAGTGGGATAGAAATTCCCACTTACACGTAATTGGGGGCTTGTGTTAAACTTCTTGCGCAAGAAGTCAGAATTAGAATCATTAAGAGTGAAGGAGATTTTTTCAGGACTGGTAGCGTTCTTGGACCCACTCACTAGAAGCGTGAAAACTCCTGAAGCGTCTGAACACACCATGGCGCCCTGAGAGGGACATTGACTGTCGCTATACGCGTCCAGCCACGTGTCTTGTTCGGTGGTGCCCTTGTCCATCGACCCAAAAAGTGTTCCGGAAAGATTAATGCCGCCATTATCAGTATACCAAATAGCAGCTAATTGGAATGAGCCAGTACCGGTAAACACCGGATCGGCAGCATCTGCCGAGGAGGACTTGGCGATCCAAAGTCCGTAGGCGCCACCGCCACTGGCGATTCCGCTCTGAAGTTGATCTGTTCTCCAGCCGGCCTTTGAGGCTGTGGTGCCGTCCTTGTTGGTGCTCTGCTCTCCAAGCAAGCGCACGTATGTAAGAGGAGCCACATTGGCATTTAAAAACGCCTTGGCGCCGTATGTGCCGTACATCGGTGACTGCAGGTGTGCCGTATTGCGAGATACGTCCCCGCCGGCGCGGCCCGGCACGGTATCGCCGAATACTTCTACAAATTCTGAATATGATTGAACCTTAATCGGTTGGTTTCCAATGCCTCGCTGCGCGCGCCCAATAATAACGGGTCCAATTGTGTCTGCTGTTTTCGGTACAAAGGAGTTATCAATTTCGTTGATGAAAACCCCAGGAGAGACAAACTTGAAATCTTTTACTGACATTCCTTACTCCCTTTCTTCTTAAAACAAATGCTATACATTGTTTTTTGCCATCAACCTTAAATAGTATTTTCAATTTCAAAAGGCGCTAAAACTCCTGAACTAAACTGATAATATGGCTTTCAGTTCAGGAAGTGCGTGATTTTCGCCACTTAGGGCCTTAAAATCTCTTAAACCCAGTAGGTCCCGACCCTGAGCCCGGCATATTCTGTTGGAAGTAGTCGTTTGACATGGTTGTGCCGGCGTCATTGGCAAAAGAGTCTTCATGAATAGATGCGGCACCGAAGAAAGAATCCTCTCCCGTTACGATTGTCTCGCTAGGATATGTAATCTCTACAAAATTTTCATCGATGCGAACAATGGGGCGGTCATCGTTGGGGCCCTCACCGATGAGATATCCCAATACTCTAATTATAATTTCAGTGGTAAACATACGCATATCTTCGTCAAGATTACTAACATTATTATTATGAGTAAAATCTTGATCAATGAATGCTTCATATAGGTGACCATTTCTACGCATTACAAACGAATTAATCTGGCCGGTTCGGGCCATAAACGGCGTCATCAACTCGTTCATTTGCTGCTGGTATTCAGTTTTTATCGTTATTTTGTAATCCACATTAATATAAACAGGGATTGGGATCGATAGATATTGAATGACAAGTTTTTGGTTCACTCTCGGATAATAATATTGTTCTGCGGCTTCGGTGGATGTTCTCGTCCCAGCGGCAACAGCAAAATTGCGTGTTTTATCTTGCTTGATGCGCTTTGCTAAAACGATGCGGCCAGTGCGACCATTTTTATCAGTGGAATAAGTTTGTGCCTGGTATGCGCCTTTGCGAGAGGGGTCTTTGGCAATATTGGTGCGCTCGACGCTTATCAGGGGCAACTTCAGGGCGCCCCCGTCATCTCGGAGTGCCTCATTGTTCTTAATTTGGTAAGAGCGTTCCGGCGTTTGCCACAGAACGGGTACTTGGGTGAACCCCTCGTTGCTTTTGGCGCTGAGGTTTAAATCTTCTTTGACCCAAGACACCAAAGCAAAATCGATTGTTTCAATCGTAGAGGAAAGCAATCCCAATTCTTCCAAAGTGGTGCTTGTGGCGCCAGGTGGCAGCATTGCAAAACTAAAATCATCAGGTAGCATCAAAAAGTCCCTTTCTTGCTCTTCTGCATCTTGCAGAAATTTCAAAACTGTGGCCTACTTGCCCAAAAAGCTTACGCGCTGCAGCCAATTTCACGATCTCATAATAATAAGAACCATAGAGCACAAAATCACCCTCTCGAATGTACATATCTTGATCTTCGGTAAGTCGTCGTTCATGAAAGTGTACATTTATCTCCCAAGTCTTGTCAATTCCGACATTTTCTAGATATTCCGTTGAATAATCTGTAAACTCAACCAGGGCGTATATGCGAATTGGAGGGAGATAGGTTTTTTCCATTGCCTCACCGTACAATTCATGAAAATCGGTAGTTTTCATGTCAATGGCATAATAGAGAATTTGCTGTCCGATGACTTTTTCTATAAGCTCATCGTTTACCTGCTTAACTAGGTTACGCTCTTTCTCCCCCAAGAAGAGTGGCGGCGGGGGCTGTGCTGGCCTGTTCCATTCATTTGACATTTAAGTTACCCCACAAAGATCGGCAAAGGCGACCCCTTAAATACTGTTGCGGTGGCATCAGCAGTTTCTGAGTCATACTTAACCAACTCTTTGTATTCAACCTCTTTGAGCATCTCTGCGAGTTTATCCTTGAGGTTTTGTTGTTCTTCTTTGGCTTGCGAGAGCAAATCTGCATGATTTAACGTAACCGATTCGCCAGGAATGGGTATTTGGGTAAACTTTCCTCGAATTTGGCCCAACATCTCCTTACACAGCGCTAACGCATACTTGCGGATCCACTGCTTGCCCATAGAGTTGATGTTCTCATAAGGAATATTGCCAAATGGCACCGTGTTTATATTATTGATGCCCTGTGTTCCATCAGTGAAGTCTGAACTTTCTTCCCACGCGTTTTGATCGTCTATATAAAACCGGAACCACATTCTATCAATACCACTAAAGTCCCAATAGCCAGGATCGGGATAAAGACGCAGCTTGTTATTGATGACCTCATACGAGAAATTGGAAGTGCGCGTGAAAATAGAATCCTCGTACATCATGGCCTGTAGTTTGTTTTGCCACGTCGGAATAAGCTCAAAAGTAGAGTCGTCAGAAAATTGACCATACGTTGACATATTGCCCACCACTCCAATGCCCCCATAATAGCCGTAAAAGCGCCACATGGCGCGCGGGGTCTTGTAGAACACCTGGGTAATGATGATGCGCTTGGTGCCCACTTTGCCGGCAAAGGCGACTGTTGTGCCCCCATCATCCACACCGCTAGAGGATGCGTCTTCAATAATTTGCTGCAGGTCATAATCTTGTTTTTTGCTCTGCGGCTTAAATGATCCTGAATATTGTGCTACAGCACCACCAAGACCACCCATTGAAATCATAGTATCGCCAACTCTCTTAGAATACCCAATTTGAAAACGAGGATATTTTAAACTCACACCTGCTGGGCCGTCGGTTAGCTCGCCCTTATAATCAAAGGAGCCCGTGGTGTTTCCCAACACGCTCGAAAGCACATTTTTTCCTTGATGTAGATTAACAATATATGAATACTCTAAAACCGCCTCTTCGTATGCAGAATAAACGTTTGAAGGTGTAAGCTCAATGTCAACCACATCGCCGCCCAACTTTTTATATACATAAGCTACTTGCGCGGAGGCACCGCTAATGAATTCGGCAGAACCGGAGTACATGCCGAAAGGCAAGGATCCGGTAACCAAATCTGTGCTGCCAGTAGAAGTTAGGACAATGGCGCTAGCTTGAGATTTGGGACTAAGGTTTGTCGGCACACACGGGCCCTCCTATTTGATAAATAGTTTTATCAAGTACAAATACCGACCATGGCACCACTTTATTATGATGTCTTCTTTTTAACGCTCTTTGTCTTCTTAAATGTGGCCGTGGTGGTCGTTTTTGTTGTGTTTTTGGTCGGCGTGGTTACTTCGGTTTCCGTTACTTTAACCGCGGGTGCGG